GTGCAAGACTTCAGATGTAACGCGAAGGAACACGCGCTGGCAGAAGATCCTAAAGAGGCGTGTGGTGTCTTGGTTAATGATTCATATTTTCCTTGTAATAATATTGCAGATCAGCCTGATAATGATTTTGTCTTAGATCCTAAAGACTATTTAAAAGCAAGAATGAAAGGGAAGATTCAGGCAGTTATTCATTCACATCCAAAAGGAGGGAAAGCAAGCGAAGCAGATCACAAAGCTTGTTCACAGCTAAGGTTACCTTGGCACATCTATTTAATCCCGCAGGATCAATGGTTAACTATCAATCCCTCTTAGGAAGACAATGGAAATATGGCAATCAAGATTGCTATGGATTGATCAGGGATTATTTCAAACTTTTAGGTGTTCAACTTCCTGAATATGAAAGACCAAAGAGTTTAGAAACTTGTGAAAGTATCTTTTTAGATCAAGCAATAAAAGTCGGATTCAAGCAAATTTCTTTTATTAATCGTGCTGTAAATGACGTTTTAATAATGAAGATAGGAACTCAAACAGCAATGCATGCTGCAATATTATTACCAAATGCAAGGATCTTGCATCAGAAGCAGGATTCTTTATCCTGCATTGAGCCATTTAACTCTTACTATGTAAGGAGAACAGAGGCAGTTTTTCGACATGATGCAACGAGTCGTTCTTCTAGATGAACTAGGGGAAAAATTTGGCTCAGTGCATGAGTACCACAATCTAAGAACGCCGATTGATGCAATAAGACTATTAATGATTAATTACCCTGAGTTTGGGAAAGACTTAGCTGAATCAGGTGAAAAGGGGATTGCTTATAAAGTCGTTCAGTCAGAAACAGAATTTGAGTTAGAAGATATGTTGCTGCCTTTTGGCAGTAAGGACTTAATTATTACACCTGTGATTACAGGTAGTGGTGATAATCCTTTAGTAAATGTAATCGTTGGTGTTGCCTTGATTGGTCTGGCTGTTGCGACAGGTGGCGTTTCGTTAGGTGCTACGGGGTTCCTTGGTGCGTCTGGTATTCCATTAGCGGCATCTTATTCGGCAACAATGGCTGCCATTGCCGTTGGTGGAAATATTGGTATTGCTTTAACTCTTGGCGGTATTTCCCAGATGTTGTCACCGCAACCTGACGAGATGTCAATGTTAAAGCCGGGGTCAAGTGTTATGGATAACGGCCCTCAATCTTTAGTTAGAGGATCAGATGGTCGTCAATCTTACGCTTACAGAGGCGCAGTTAATTCAGTTGGAGCTGGTGCAACAATCCCTGTCGTTTTTGGAAAAGCCTTAATCGGTAGCCATATCGTTCATGCAGATATGGACATTACAGACGAATCAGATCCTTTAACTGATTGGGTTAGACAACCTAGCCCTGACACGATGAGGATTCAAGGTGAAAGATTAGAGGCTAGTTGGAAGGATACATCTGGTATGCAATCAAGAACTGTCAGCCCTCAAGACATTAGCTCTTTTGGAGGTGTTAAATATTTATCTAGTCCTGAAACAGTTGATTTGACCAATAAGTCAGAGCAAAGGATAGGAAGCGGTAATTTTAGAGCAGAATTTAGCGGGAATACAAATGTTAATAGATTTCAAATTGCATTTAGATTAAATAATGGTTTATACAACGAAATAGGAGAAGCAGGATCTACAAAAGTTGACGGTTTTATTAGACTTAAAATTATTACTGAACGAGATTCAGGAACAAGAGTAACAGAAGTACCGCTTACGATACAAGGATTAATGTCAGGTTCCCAATCATATTCGTGGGTTAATTGGTTTACAGTCGGCAAAATCCCAAATAAAGATTGGTATCGACTTTTCATAGAACCTGTTGATTATAGTGCTGATTTGAATGTAAATACGTTAGAAGTTCTTCAATTTGGTTACTACATTATTAGATAAAAATGGGTTTAAATTCAACCTCTACGATTAAAATTATTGATCTTCTTTGTGAAGGTACAATTGATGGAATTGTTGGAGCTAATAAAGGAGTTTATTTAAATGAAACACCTATTGAAGCATCTGATGGGGTAAGGAATTTTGACACTGATTCTATTGGTTGGGAGTTTAGATTAGGAGGCGCAACACAAGGAAGACTAGATAATTATTTAAACGATGGAACAGCAACAGTTAATACGGTTAATGTAGAAGTTGGTTCAAATTATAGTGAGACGTTAAACGCAAGTAATGAAGTTTCTTCAAGAGATTATGGTGCGGGGCAAATTGTTAGACAAATATCAGATACAGAGGTTGAATCATTTCAACTTCTATTTTCTATTCCTGCTTTATTTTCAACCGCACAAGAAGGATTAGCAAAGGGGCAATTATTTAATGCAACCATTCGATTACATATTTATGTGCAACCTCAAGGAGGAAGTTATACAGAAGTTTATAATCGTACTGTTACAGGAATTTCAACAACTGAATATCAGATAAAAACTCCAAAGGTTGAATTACCCGGGATTGGCCCGTGGAATATAAAGGTTGAAAAAAAAGTAGATGGTGAATCTGATTATGAGGTTAGATATACACAATTTGATGAGATTTCAGAAACAACACCATTAGCAACAAGTCGAGGAAATAGAATCTTTTGGACAAGTATCATTGAAAAACAAGAACTAAGAAGTGCATACCCTAATACTGCATGTATTGGCTTAAGTCTTTCAACAAAACAATTTACATCGATCCCAACGAGAGCTTATTTAGTTAGAGGCGTGAAAGTAGGTGTGCCGCATAACACACATGTTAGAGAGGATGGAAGTTTAGATTTTCTTGAAGATTCTCCTTTTGACGGGTCACTTCATACACGTTGGACAACCTGCCCTGTTTGCATTTTCTATGCGATGCTCACAAATAAAGTTTGGGGCGCAGGTGATTTTGTTGATGCTTCAAGTTTGAATTGGGTTGATTTATATCCTCTCTGTCAATATGCAAATCAATTGATTACGAACCCCGACGGGACAACAGAACCAAGATTTGCAATGAATACAGTAGTAGGAGATAGAGCGCAGGCTTATCAAGTTCTTAGAGATTTAGCAAGCACCTTTCGGGGCATGACCTATTGGGCAAGTAATGCAATACAAGTAACTGGAGATCATGGAAACATAGATGGTACTGACGTTGCACCTGTTCATCTTTATAACAATTCAAATGTCACAGACGGCTTTTTTAATTATTCAGGTACATCTTTAAAAGCAAGAAGTACATCAATACGAGTTAGATATAACGATCCTGATAATTTTTATAAGCCTAATTTTGTTGTTGTAGAAGATTATGACTTAATTGCTAAATACGGTTATCAAACGAAAGACATCGTTGCCTTTGGTTGTACATCAAAATGGCAAGCGCAAAGAATGGGTCGGTGGATGATGGCGGCGGAGGAATTAGATCAAAAGGTCATTAGTTTCTCGACTGGTCTTGAAGGTGTTGCAGTCTTCCCTGGTCAAGTTTTCGCTGTCGCTGATGAAATGATTGCAGGCGTGAGATTAGCTGGAAGAGTATCAAGTTCAACGACTACAGCTATTACTTGTGATCAGACGATTGCTTTACCTTCTGGTACAGGTCATCAAATGACTTGTATTATGCCTGATGGTGATAGAGAAATAAGAGATATTAGTTCTGTTTCTGGGGCCGTTGTTACTTGTTCAGCTTTTAGCGCAGCGCCTCAAGCACAATCCGTTTGGTCGATTTCTTCTAGCGAAGTTACAGAACAAAAATTTAGATGTTTATCTATTGATGAAAATCCTGATGGAACATATTCAATTACAGGAACAGAATTTAACGATTCGATTTATTCAACGGCTGATACTGGAACAGCTCTTGAATATGAAGACGTTACAACCTTTGATGAAAATCCCCATGCAGTTACTAATTTAAACTGGGCTTTTGCTGAAGTAAGAATTAACAATAATACTGTTAATAGAATTACTTGGAATTGGTCAAGAGGCACAAATGGTTCAGCTATTCTTTTTGATCTTAGATATAAAATAGGCGGAGGTAATTACACAACAGTAACAACTACTAATACAGTTTTTGATGTTGATAGTTTAGCGTCTGGAACAACATTAACTTTTGAAGTCAGAGCCGTTGGCCCTGCACCTGTAAGAAAGACTTCAGCTTGGAGCTCTCAAACAATCACTGTTCCTTCACCTTCTTCTGGTGGTGGTGGTGGTAGTGGTGATGACAGTAGTACTCCTACTGTTGTATTACCTCCTGATCCTACAGGTGTCAGTGTTCAAGCTTCTAGTAAAGATGAAGTGACTTTGAGATGGGATGGAAATCCTACGAATTGGGGTGGCAATGTTTCAGATTTAATCACAATTATTCGTCATTCAAATAAAACAGACGGCACAGGGACATGGGCTGATTCAACACTGTTAAGAGAAGTTCAAACAAATACTGATTCTGTTGTTTTAGATTTATTAGAAGGCGAATATATGGTCAAATTTAAAGATAAGAATGGTAATAAGAGTGCTAATGAAACAAGTGCAACAATAAGTTTACCCGATGCTTTACCTAGATTAGATCAAACAGTAAGACGAGAAGATACAGACAGCCCATCATTTCAAGGTCAAAAAGATAATGTTTTTTATTCAGATGAATATGACGCTTTAGTTTTAGATGGTACAGATTTATGGGATGATCACTCAGGAGATATTGACACATGGGGATCAATAGATTTCCTTGGCACTCTCAACAGTTCAGGTACTTATTACTTTAATAATATTGTTGATTTAGGTGCAGTTTTTACTGTTGTTTTCAAAAGAAAATTAACAACTAGGGGGCTACTTCCAAACGATACAATTGATGATCGTGCAACAAATATGGATAGATGGAGTGATTTTGATGGAGCCTTAGCAGATGAAACAACAGCAAACCTTTATTTTAGAAAAAGCAATGACGCACCAAGCACTGATGACATCATCACAGAAGACAGCGATAAAATCTTATTAGAAGATGGAAGTGACATGTTGCAAGAAAGTTCACAAACTTATGGGGTATGGACACCGATGGAATCAGGCAGATATACAGGCCGAGTATTCCAGTTTAAAGTTGATCTCTCAAGTACAACCGTTGACCAGACTCCTATTATTGATGAATTAGGCTATACGCTTCAATTTGAAAATAGAACAGAAAGCAATTCAATGTCTTCTGGTGCAGGTGCCAAAGTCGTTACCTATACGAAAGCTTTCTATCAAACACCAAAATTAGGCATTACAGCAAACAATATGGAAACAAAAGACTATTATGAGATCAGTTCTGAATCTAGAACAGGTTTTACTGTTCATTTCAAAAATGAAGCTGGCGCAAGTCAGGATAGAACTTTCGCTTACCAAGCCAACGGTTATGGTGCTGAAGGTTCTTAACTTATCATTAAATACACCTCAAACTCTTTGCAATCACTAGATTATGGCAACTCACGATTATGTTCTTAGTAACCAGTCAGGATCAAGTTTCCGTACAGATTTAAATAATGCTTTAGCTGCGGTTGTCAGTTTAAACAGTAGTGGTTCTGAGCCGTCAACGACCTACGCCTACATGCTCTGGGCTGATACTGGAAACTCATTACTCAAAATGAGGAACTCATCTAATAACGGATGGGTTGAGTTAAGACAGTTGGATGGCGGGATAACGATGAGCGAAGACGCAACAATAAACTCGGTCACAGTTGGTAAAGGTGCAAACTCTGTAGCTGGCAACACTGTTGTTGGTGAAGGTGCTTTAGATGCTTCTGTTACTGGTGGAAATAATACTGCTATAGGTAAAGATGCTTTAACGGCACTAACTTCTGGTGCTGATGTTGTCGCTGTGGGTATGAGTGCATTAGCTGCTAATACAACAGGTGCTAGTAATACTGCGGTTGGTAGAAGTGCCTTAAATGCTAATACAACAGCAAGTTATTCTTCGGCTGTTGGACATGCTGCTTTAGCTAATAACACAACAGGAGCAGCAAACACTTCGGTAGGTTATACTGCCTTAACTACAAACACTACTGGAGCTAGTAACACTGCTGTTGGTTATGCTGCATTAGGACTAAACACTACAGCAAGTAATAGCGTTGCTATTGGTAGATCTGCTTTATATGCAAACACAACTGGTGCTTCTAATACTGCTGTTGGTACTTATGCTTTGCAAGTTTCTACGACAGGAAGTAATAATACAGCCGTAGGAGTGCAAGCATTAGATGCAAACACAACTGCATCTAGCAATGCTGCTTTTGGTGCTTATGCTTTAAGAGATAACACAACTGGAACTCAAAACACTGCTTGTGGTGCTTATTCTGTAAGAGACACTACTACAGGTAATAATAATGTAGGGGTTGGTTACGCTGCTTTATTATTAAACACAACTGGTGCGGGTAATACTGCTATCGGTGCAAATGCTTTAGATGTAAATACAACCGCAGATAATAATACCGCAACAGGTCTTTTTTCTTTATCTGCAAACACAACAGGTGGGTATAACTCTGCTTTTGGTGCTTATAGTTTAAGTCTAAATACAACTGCCCATTACAATACAGCGTTAGGGTATTCCACTTTAGAACAGAATACTACAGGAGGTAGCAACACTGCGGTAGGTTATAAAGCATTAGAAGCGAATACAACTGCATCTAATAATACTGCTATCGGTGCAAATGCTTTAGATGTAAATACAACAGGAGCAAATAATACTGCTATTGGAATTAGTTCATTAAGTGCTAATACAACCGCAAGTAACAATACTGCTGTTGGGGAAGGTTCATTACTATTAAATACAACAGGTA